GTATCTTTTATTGAAGTCAGATAATACACCATCCATATCAAGATATATTTTCTGTATTCGCATCGTATTCCTTTTTAAGTATAAGTTTGTATTTCGTTGGTTCAAATGGTATGAACGGTGTATATTTTTTTATCTTGCGACTAATGTTTGGATAGTGAATCGTATCCGCAATCTTACGATCCCATGCTGGTAAAAAGTTGAGTATCTTGTTCAATATACAAACAGTTTCAAGTGAAATCTCATCATGTAATAAACTTGTCAGCAATTGTGGATACTCACCATCATGTACTATAAATGAATCATTTGCGCTTTCCTGATTCATTAATGATGCAATCTCATTTGTGAAAGTGTAGGTCAACGACTGAACAATCTTCTGACGTTTACGATATTCAATGTCAGCGTCATTGGTCAACAAATGACCTATCCAGACATCATGGTTATGAACCAAATTAGCAACAACAAAATCACGGCATATGTCAACATTTGTGAATCTCCGACTGAGTTTATAAAAGTGCCATTTGTCTTTACGATTCTCAAATGCACCGATGCTTGTGCTTACCTTACCATTATACTTAAAGTAATCGTAAGAATCTGAATTAAAGTGGAGTTTAAGAGAAGAGTATATACAGAAGGCTTCATATCCTGTCATATCGGTAAACGATTGCCTTTCACTTTCAACATATTCAAACGTTCTGCTTGTTCGTGTATTTTTGCTTTGAGATTTGGAGTTATGAGTGAAGCAGCAACCTCTAACTCCAAACCAGTTTCTTTGCAGTGTTCGGTGATGGCCTCAAGATATGTGTAATCTGTATTGGCCACCAATCTCTCAATCTGCAAAGAAAACTTTAGCATTTCATCTTTTGTTGGCATCAGAATTGAACTTTTATTTTGCTACCTGTGCTGCTTGGCAGTTCAGCCGACCAAGAATAAACCTGTTCAGTTGTCAATGGTGCCATCGTAGGATACTGATTAATCTGAGACAAATCAATTGGCTTTAAGGCTTGTATGTCAGCAGTTGTCAGTGCGGCAACAGATCCAGTTTTCAAAGCACCAAATGGCCATCCATTGTTAGGAAAGTGATCCATAGAAAACTTATCTTGCTTGGGTGTTTCTTCTTCATAAGTTTCATATGGCACAACTTCAATCGTACCATCAATTTCATAACCACATCCCTGCAAAAAATCTCTCATAAAAGAAAGAATATCGCCAACATACAAGGCATTACAGTTCATCTCCAAATCTCGTTCACCTTCAGCAGAATGAAAGCGGAATGTAAACGAATGATCATCACTATTGTAACTCATAATATAATCTCCCTTTATTTACGATTAGCAGCGTGTGCAATACAAACAATATCATCACTCTTGGCATATGAACACCGTACAGTCAATGGGTCAATACCTTTTGCAATAGCATTTTCAATATTTGCTGCCATCAGTTTACGGTCGTTTAAACCATAGATACATGCCGCAGCAACGATTGAAAGTAAAACCAAAGTAACTGAAACTGTGGTTATACTACTCAATCCTTTTTCCATCATCTTCTCCTTTTTGCTTGATAAAATACTCATGAATTTTTCTTTGCCTTATTGTAGAATAAATGTCTGCCGATTTGTGCAGTGTACCTCATATTATTCCAACCTGGTTTTACATAGTCAGCATGAAAGAACAAAGCGCCTTTTGTTGGATCTTTAAACTTTTCGGTGTAAAGATAAAACGCCAACGCTAACTCAGTAACACTATTATACAACGAATTGCTCTCTAGTGTCAAGAGGCCTTTTCGCATCATATCCTTAGGACGATTCTCACATACCCAAGAAAATTGACAAACAGTACCGACTTTTTGTTTGACTACGCCACAGTATGTGTCTGGAAACACACCAGACTGCATTCTATTGTGTGTAACGAATGCTACAGCAAGTTGACCTAATCGTGGTTCTAGACCTGCTTCAAAATACATGTTCTGTGCAAGGCATTCTACTTCAGCCCTAGCATCGGGCGATAAATCTTGTAATTGAACTCTCGGTTCAATCGGTATTCTTATTTGTGCTGCTGCATGTCCGATGTAAACAACAAATGCTGCGAATATACTACAAAGTAATAGTGTGATGTAACGCATTATTTCTCCTATAAGTTAGGAGAGTGCCAAAGCACTCTCGTTCCCGTCAGGCAGTTTTTTTGCTCTGTGATTTTTCTGCTGTGATATTAGAAACGAATCCATTCAAGGCTTGTGCCTTATTAATGATTTCATTTTCTGTGGGATAAGTTGGAAAGGCAGGATGTTCTGGTATTGCTTGTCCGTTTAGTTTAGCGGACTCCACTTTCACTTGCCATTCATTGATTAGCCGTTCTTTACTGGAGTTAAAATCTTCCAATAAAAGTTCTTTGGCCATTTTAAGAAGTTCAAGACGAATCTCGAACGGTGTAAGATTGCTCATATTTACTCCTGTGTTGTGTGTGTTTACTGGCGGGTTGTGTGTGATGCCAGTCTTTTATTTAGTTACTTTTAATCCCAGAGTCCACGGTAGTATTTGCCAAACAAACGAAAACCGTTATCCATGCGATCATAAACCTTTTGCATACCATCATAATCACATTGATACGTGTGATTAGGACCATCTACCATTCGTGATAGTTTCGGATTATCTTCACATGGCACAAACTGCATATCAATGTGACCAGAACGATATGCTTCTTCCCACGAATCATCAAGCAGATGTTCAAAGGCAAAAATCATTTCATTCAACACCCATTCCCAACGACGATGCGTCATATCCCATGATTCTTTTTCATATCGTTCATCATCTTCAAACTTCATTGTGAGTTGTGATGAATCATTTTCATAATCAGTCATACGTAGTTCTTCCGGCACATCTTCAAGATCAACCATAGGTGAACCATGTTTTGTCGCTTGAAGTTGTTTGAGCATCGGCAAAATTATATTTGCCAGTGTGTGATCCATTGACCATGTATCGTACTTGTCAATGCGTACTTTAATTTTGCGTTTCTTGTGTTCGTCAATCCACCAACAAAACTTAGTTAACCAAGATGATTTACCGTTTTTATCTTCGGATAACCATGTACCAAAGTCATGAACCCAATCAGGATTTCGTTTGAATCCATATTCATCGGGTACTTTTTTTACCCAGAAACAAAGTAGTTCTGCCAGTTGATAAGGACCGAACCAATTTGTATAAGGACCAATGTATACTTTCATAATATGTCTCTGAATTTGGTGTAGAGTGTTTTGGTAATAAGGTACACTCCACTAAAACCCCATTTAGCAATTTAGGCTGCTAAAGCGTAACGCTCATCATTTGCGTTTACTATTTTGCTTGATTTACGGTCATCGCCTACCGTGTTGCCTTCTCCACTATCTCACCCTGTCGAAACCAAGTCTAGCCCATCATAAAAACACAGTATGCTCTTATGGTGGACTAGGGCGGAGTCGAACCGCCGTCCAGAATGCCTTCACTTTGAAGGGATTACAACAATTCAAATCTTATGGTCTGAAATCAACTTCTTCATATCTTCACGAATATTCAAACCATCTATGTTCTGCTTAAAACTTCTCAATGGCCAAGTACCAATTTCAGTCTCTTTCTCAAAATTAAAACTGTCATGAAAATCATTTGAGTTGATGGTATGCTTTATCGCTTGTGAAAATAAATTTTTATTCTCAAAATCACTATTTATTTTTTCACGTGCCGAATTTTTCGCATACTTCCAAAACTCATTATCATATACTGAACCAGAGTAATAATGTAAAAGAATCATTGATTCGATTTCATTTAACATCTTAGTGTAAAGATAATTTGCTCGGTTTAAATCTATTTCTTTAATTTTCCACAAACTCAAAGAAATTTTATTGTTATAAACAGCAAGTCCTGTAGATGTTGCTTCCATAGGTTCCAAGAAAAAAGATGCATTGCCATTATAACACACTCTATCTGAAAAATTAATTTTTCTCACATAGTTCTTAAATTTCAACCTTCTCTTTAAAGATGGAACAAGATCAAACTCTTGCAAAATATCTTTTACATCATCCTCAATTTCCGAATCAGTGCAAAAGTCTTCATTAAACACATATCCAATAGCACATCTATTTTTCAGTGGTATGCCAAAAACCCATCCATATTTCTTAGCAAAAGTTAGTGTATATAAGAATTTAGGCAATTCCCAAGGACACTGAAAAACCATTGCCGAGTTTACAGGTATCGTTCCACACAAATTATAGTCATCAAAGTTTTTCGGCGAACCTGTGCAAATCATCACATGATCTGCATCTATTTTTTCATGTTCAATTATGTTCGTTTCAATAGTTCTAACTCGGCGATCACTTCTTAATTTATCAAAGTAATAGTCATGAAACTGTACCGCACTAAAATGTAAACCATAATATGGTGAGGGAAATGTGTGAATAAATTCACCACCGCTTCCCCAATTTCTTTTCCAAATACCAAGTTTCGGTATGGCACTGATTTTGTCCATGACAATACTATCAAAGTCTAAAGTCTCTGATAGAGTTCTAGGTAAAGTTAAGTTTGTACCTTCACCTACGGGCGTAGGTTCTATTTTAGGATCATAATACCAGTCGATTTCCCAATCTGTCCATCTTAGATAATGTGCAACAGAAAGACATCCAACTGTACCTCTTCCAACAATTGCTATTCTTTTCATAATCTATATTAGTCCGAAGAAATTACTTCAACTCCTTCTTGTTGCATTTGTCGATGAAACTCATTTTTCTTTGCTGCATACCAACCCCATGAACCAAAGAAAGTTGTGCCAGGATTTGGCCCTTGCTCTCTCAAGTACGCATCAAGTTTTTCGTCGTATTCTTTTTCAGTAATTTGCATATCACACCGTTGTAAATCTTGCAGAACCTTTGCTCGTTCTACCAGGCTTCAGCGGCTTGTCAGACTTTGGTTTTGTTTCTGTTTGAAATGGTGCATGTGGCTTATTGAAAGCCATCTTACCTACATTCTCTGTTTTGCCGTGACCTGGGAATCCTGTTTTGTTTGTTCCATGTAAGGTCGCTGTTTTTCCATCATGATGTAAGATTGAGTCTTGATTATAATGTTCTCCATGTTTTTTAATATCATGGAGCAACTGTTTGCCGTGTTCTTCACCTTTACCCTTTGCGTGTACCAATATTGACTTCTCTTTACCACCTTCCCAATGACCCTCAACTTCTTTGTGAGTGTAGCCCTGTGCAGTCAGTTTCTTTTTCAGTTCTTCGTGATTCTTTTTGTTTTGTTCCGGCGACACTTCTTCATGTGGTCGCTGTGAAGAAAGAATCGCATAATGACGATCTTCTTCTGCATGTTTAGCCAATCTTGCTAATGGATTACCTTCATCTAATTGCGTATGTTGTTTGAATGATAGCATAGTGCCTCCGACTTGTCAAGCATATTTATCAATCATCTCAATCAACGGTTGCCGATAATCGTGAATCTGGCGTTCAAAAACCTGAGCAGGACCTTCTTCAGTAGCAATCAATACCACAATATCATCGATCCATATACCTGTACGTTCAGCAAACATTAGTGCATATGCTGTACATTGCATAAAGTAGTTCTGAATATAGTCTTCATCTTTCTGCTTTGTGGATGTCTTGAAATCAATGACCGACAACTTACCATTCCACTCAGCGATCAAGTCTACACGACCAGCAATTCTGAGTTTATCTGAATACAGTGCTTGTTCTTGTGAATAAACCTTACCCACGTTTTCATCAATGATTGGTTTTATTTTGAAGAATAGTTCTTTCAGATCGGGCATCATTAACTGCATTTTGAAATCGTTTATTTCATTATTAATGTAATCTTCACATATCTTATGTACTTTGGTGCCACGATTTGATGCCTTGCGTGATATCTCATTTGCTCGTTCTTCACCTACAGCCTGTCGCCACTCATAAATTGCTTGCTTATTGGAATGAGAAAGCACCGTAGTGATAGACTTATACTGATTGCCTTCGGGCGTAGTATAGAGTCTACCACTGTCGGTGGTTTCTGCTTTTAGGTCAAATTGTAATTGTGGTAAACTTACATGTTCAAATATTCGCATTATGTAAAGTAATGATTTCGGCTGTAGTGTGGATAACTTGGTCTAGGATACTTCTTTTCTATCTTTGCAGTGACACTTTCTTTTTCTATCTGTAAAATTTCTGTAGTCATTTCTTTTTCTAGCTCTCTGGTAATGTATTCGTTCAGTAGTGCTACTTTTTTCTGCAAAGATTTTTTAGCCATATATGCTCCTTTGTAAAAGTTCGCATAATGTAATTACTGCCCAAATTTTCCTAGATGCTTGTCCACGATACGTTGTGTTTGTGATTCTCTGATAGATTTCTTTCCGTGTTTATTCGCCACGGAAGATTGCTTATGATTCTCGGAAACTTTTGCCAGAACTTCTTTAAAGCCATCTGGTACTTTACCAGTAATTGATACGCCACTGACAATTGACATGGCGCCAAGGTGAATTTGTTGAATGTGTGAGTTTTCTTTGAGATATTCCTCTTTGCCAGAAAGGCTTAGAAATTTCTCAAACGTTTCACCGGTTTCAGTATTTAAAAAATCGTATGTTGGCATTATGCAGGTATGTACCAATTAGGTGCAGGTCGTTTTGTCCATCGTGCAAAACGTGTTTTCTTTTCATTGTAGTATTTATGATATGATGCTAGTGAATTGTTGACTATTTTACAGTCATCGGGCATCGCTGGCGTTGGCTCAGTCTCACACAGACCGACAGGAATTTTTTCTGGCAGTTTTGCCAAATCATTCCTTAGTCTTGCACATGCATGTACTTTACCATAACGATATGTATACTCGTCAAGCAAATGACACCACATTTCATAAAGCCATTTGTAGTTGAGATGATTTGCCCTAGCCCAAATATTTGATGGATGATTAACGTGTGATGCTTTCATCAATCGTTGTTCACGATCATCGGGCAAACGCCAACGCTTGATCTTACGACCATTCGCAGTCAAATCATAATATTCTTGACCATCACAAATCCGATGTGCCGTTGACAATAATTGTGCATACTCAATAATCATCTTTACCACATGCTTGTCGCAGTGGTATTCGGCACACGTTTTCGGATTGTGATCAAGATAAAATATGTTCATTAGAAACAAAGAAAACGACAGTTCGTATTTACTGTTTGTGGAACAGACTGTGCCGCACGTGTTTGCACTTGATGCAACTCTTTCAGGTGTTGCATTTTTAATTCTTGCTCACGGCGATCATTTTCACGCTGCAATGCTTCAATTTTTGCGATTTGTGTTTTAACCAAGTCCTCATTGTTCAAACCTTGTGGATTATGAACTGGATCTTTCGTAATTGTATTACATGCAGTTAAAAATACTAACGGCACAAGAAAAAATAGCTTAGTTCTCATCTTTGTCCTCCGGTGTCATCTTACTCATAATATAAACCAATGCAATAAACTGAACAGCACCATGCAGTCCAGAAATTGCAAATAAACCCATAAAAAATACTACGATGTTAAATTTCTGCCTGTCAGTAAATAAATTACCATAAAAATTGGCAGTAGTAATAGCATCGACGGCTTGTTGCTCAATTTGTAGATACTTGTCAACAAGCCAAGTTTTCAACTTCGACATTTTCACCTCATAAAAGAAGGGGCACGTGGATGTCATCCCGACATTCATTGTTGTTTAATGATGAGCCTATTTCACCGCTGACGGCAACCACCCCGGAACCGATTATTCAGTGATTTCTGTTACTTCGTCGTCAATCACAGAAGCCTTCACCACGTTTGCGGATTTGGCATTTAAGTCAGAAAGATTGCTGATACCAGAATCACGACCGACAATTGGTTTAACTGCAAAGCCACGTGGTGTGAGTTTAGTATCAACCATTTCTTTGAAGTTGACAAGTTCGTAGCCGACAACGGTACGACCATCTTTATGTGTCTTGATAACACCACCGTTGTATTTCAAGGTAACAATCTCAGCACTGATACGATTCATCGCACGATATTCCATCGTGTTCTCAATTTCTTTCAGTGTGATAAGTCCGCCATTGCCAAGAACCATCAAAAGACGTTCCCAACGAACTGGTTTACCAGACTTGTTACCCTTACGATTTGCCCAATATGTAACAGACTTATTACTCATAACAAAACTCCATATTAACAGTAGAAATGATAGTATAGCACGGCTTGGCAGATTTGTCAAGCATTACAATACCTCGTTTTTCCGACCAAGACCTGCCGGATTGATACCAGGAGTAACATAAACATAATTACCCTTGTGCATCGGCGCCGTGCAGGACGCAACATCGGCCACAATCTCTCGGTCGGAAGATGAGAGTTTGTGGTAATCTTTCATAATACCAGTCTTAGTCAAAGCACCCTTGTGTGTGTCTGGTAGACTCGGCGCATGTGATACCTCACGTGTTACACGATATGGTATCAACGGCTTTGTCTTGACTTTCTTAGGCGCAGCAGCAGGAAACCGACCACCTGACGGCAGTGGAATCTTGTTGATTGACGAAATGAAGTCTTGCTGTTCTTGCACTTGTTTTTTCGTCAACTTCTTTTTCTTCGAACTGGAATAGATACGGATCATCATAACAATACCATTATATCAAGGATTGAGCCACTTGTCAAGAGGTAAGTTTTTCTTTTACCTTTGTGATATGCTTACATTTGTTGTGATATTTGTAACCAATGCAAGAGCAAGAAAAATGCTCATTTGATAATGTTACCAAATATTCACCTTTCGAGCCAGCAACTTTAAACTTACGGATATTTGTTGCCGAACCGTTAAGTATTTTCAGATTGACAACATTTGCAAGATTGATAACAGATATGGGAAAATCGGAATTTCCAGTTTGCAAACAGAATTCGTCAGCATTTAGCCAACGATATGGTTTGACTACGACACCTGTAAAAGTTGTCGCTTTAGTAATATAACGACAGTCTACGGTAACCGTCGAACCAACAGAAGGCAAAGTTTTCATAGTATATACAGTATACCAGAAACTCCGCCTTCTGTCAAGAGTGTTGCCTTTTTACAACGTTAGGTCCATTTGATAATAACAATACCAGAACCGCCGGCGCCACCAGTGGCATTAGTTGAACCTGCGCCTCCGCCACCACCAGTGAAGGTATTTCCACTCGTTCCGGGTAAACCACTAAATGGTGCTGGCTGAACTCCTCCATTACCACCACCGAATGGTGTGCCTAACCAAGGAGAACCAGCAGAGTAAACGGCGTATCCACCACCACCTCTACCAAAAGTTGATGTGGTCACGTAAGTGGCATATAACCCCGCACCGCCTCCGCCACCGTAAGCGGTGTTTTGACCAGTTATTGCATTAAATATTCCTATACCGCCGTTTGCGGCCAGAGGAGTATATGTTGGCAAATCTGTACCAGGAATGCCCGCACCTCCAGCACCGCCGCCGCCACCAGAGAAAGCCTGTTCGCCGTTCGGTCCAATATTTCTTCCATCGCCACCATTGAATCCTTGGCCGGGTGTTCCTAATCCACCAGGTATAATTGCAAATGGATTCGTAAGAGAAGCACCACCTCCTGATCCACCACGACCACCTGAATTGCCGACAAGTGCTGGTTGATTTTCATTTCTAGAACCACCGCCACCACCACCGATAGCGACCAAACTAGGAAACGAAAATGGCGCAGTGGCTACGATAGAAGTATTTGTTCCATTACTTCCTTGTATGCCTGCCGAAGAACCTGCTGGAGTGACAGCAGCACCGCCACCACCGCCACCAACAGTAACCGTGTATGTTTGACTGGAATTAACTGACAGACCTGTACCTTGAAGTATCCCGCCAGCACCGCCGCCGCCGCCAGAACTACTACCGCCACCGCCGCCACCAGCAATAACAAGATAATCTACTCTACTTACGCCTGTTGGCGGAACAAATGTTCCAGTAGCGTTAAAAATCGCAAAATTATTTTGTGGACGGTTCGCTCTAATGATTACGATACCACTACCACCATTAGTTCCGGTACCACCTCCACCACCGCCACCGGTTTGAGATACACCATCGACAGCAGGTAGTGCGGGAGAAGGCTGACTACTATTGCCTCCACCACCAGCACCACCAAGAGCCGCTGGTCCTTCTCTTGTATAACCTGCACCGCCACCAGCATAACCAGTATTTGATCCTGAAATAGTGGAAAATATTCCTATGCCTCCGTTACCACCAAAGTTTGACAATGGACCATATCCGTTTCCACCCGATGTGCTGGCACCACCTCCTCCACCCGCACCACCTCCATTGAATTGGCCAAAAGAAGTTCCATTTCCGCCATTATTACCCTCTGAAGGTGAATAACCTCCGGCGTTACCTGAGCCACCATTTCTGGCTTGACCATAACCATCTCCAGCACCTCCACCACCAGAACCACCATTACCACCCACACCATCACCAAGTCCACCCGATGCAGCACGACCACCGCCAGTTGACCAAACTGCGTTTCCTCCAGATGGAGTTAAAAAGAATCCGCTATTTGAACCTTGAGCAGCAGCGCCACCACCAGCACCAACTACAACAGTGAGTCGTGTTCCTGGATTCACAGAAACACCTGTGGCGGTTCTGAATCCTCCAGCACCACCGCCACCACTGGAACCACCGCCGCCACCAGCAACAACAAGATAATCGATTAATGTAACATCACGGGGAAGAACCAGTTGCCCTGTATTCGCAAAAACGTAAATGCCATTGACAGTGAGTGGTTGAGTATAACGAAGAATAACTACACCTGAGCCACCTGCGGCACCCAAAACTGTACCGGATCCAGAATTAGATCCACCTCCGCCTCCGCCGGTGTTAGTTGTTCCTGCCGATCCTGCCGGTGATGGACTGTTTGAACCTCCAGATCCGCCGCCACCTTCGCCGCCAGCACCACCAGTTGATGTACCTGTAGCACTTCCGCCACCGCCACCGGCGTATGCTACTGGTGTTCCTGTGATTGAAGAAACAGTGCCGGCACCACCAATACCGCCGCCAGAACTAGTTCCTACCGCACCAACAGCACCAGCACCACCACCTCCACCCGCACCAAAAGCAGGAGCCGCAGGTGAAGAATTACCGCCAGAATTTCCTTGACCTGGTGTTCCTGCGCCACCCAAACCACCACCCGCTGCTCCACCGCCACCGGAGCCTCCGGATTGACCTGGACCAGCACCAGGACCAGAATCTCTACCACCAGCACCACCACCAGATGACCACAATGAAGTCGTTGTCGTAAAGAATCCAGAATTCGAACCGTTTGCACTCGAACCGCCACCTGCGCCCACAATAACAGTGTATGTTTCTGATGGTGTTACACCATATCCAAAACCAGCAAGATAACCTCCTGCACCGCCACCACCACCGTTATTAATATTAGCAATGCCTTGTCCACCACCACCTCCACCGGCGACGACAACATAATCCACTTGAGTAACGCCTGGAGGCACACTCCATATTCCTGATCCAGTGAATATTCTACTTACTGTAGCACCTGTAGGAGTAACTCTTCCAATAAGTTTAAATGATGCTAAAATGCTTGAACTTAAAGATGCTAAAATAGGCATTTTTAACCCAACCCAAATAAAGTATTTGCTGCAATTACGGTGTATGCATTTGCTGCTGTTTTAAAGATAGAATAACTAAAAAGATTTAATTCGCCGGATGTGAGAGGATAAAAATCAGGTCTTGTATTTGCTGCATAAAGTATAGAATTCGATGTGCCCGAAAAGTCTCCTGCTATTAATCCGCCATCGATGTATAAATTTGCAGTATGTCTTTGTGTTCCATGCTTCACGGCTATGGCAACTGTGGTTGTTTCACCAATTGTTGTTACAGAATCAAAAGTATTCTGTGTATTTGCACGAAGATTGAATGTCAGATTTGCCGTGGTGTTGGCATTGAAGAAATAAACAGTGCTATTGGAAACGTCAATATTGACATTTCCGCCAAGAGCCAGGGTTGAAATATTTGCTTCTTCTAAGACTCTAGTAAGTGAAATGTTGAGATTTGAAGCCAGTTTTGAAGATATAACAGACTGATCGGCCAGATCGACACTAACGATAGTGCCATTGGCGATTGCGATGTTTGTGACGGCATTTGCGGCAATGCCGTCTACAGAAATTTTGGTTAAAGGCATGGTGTAGTCTCCTATTCGCTTATTTATACGAACAGGAGACTCGACTTATCCTTTAAGTAATTGCTGTCCTTCGGTACGCAGGTCTACTCCAACAAACTCAGCATGTTCGACTGTTCTTGCCAGTTCAGAACGCAGACTCTCCAGTTGAATTCTATCAAGATTAGATTCTGCTATTTTCGCTTCAAGTTCTGCTATGCGTTTTTTAATTTGTTCTTTATATGACATAATCTTTTTCCTGCTTGAGCAAGCGGTACAGAGACTTGTCATGGTGCTTCTGATTCTTCATTTGTTGACTCTCGTACTGCTCACGGTTTTTGTGAAATTTGGTTTTTTTGGGTTTCTGAAATTTCTTACCGCCAGACAACATATTTATTGCTCCTAAAAGATAATATCTGCAATGCCATACTCTACCAACTCTTCTGCGGTCAGCCAAACATCAGTTGGTCGCAGAAACTTGGATTTCACATCTTTGACCGACAGTTTAGAACAGTCGGAAAGAATCTTTGCCATCTTGTGATGATACCTATCACACTCTTTGGCATAAGCCCGCATGTCATGATACTTGCCACCCATTTCATCATTGAATTGGTGAATCATGATTGTCGTGTTTTTACCTACTGCACGATAACCTTTTTCACCAGCAGCAAATATCACAAATGCGGCACTCATCAAATTTCCATACGCTAGTGTGCGAACAGGCAAGCCCAGACCCGACATCAAGTCTGCCAATCCAATCGCATCACCCAGATTGCCGCCTTCTGAGTTAATGTGTAGCGTCAGTGGCTTTTCAATCTTGTTGAATTTTGCATAAAGTAACCAGCGTGACGCAGCCTCAATATTTGTCGGCTCAATGCTGCCAGACAAAAAATGGGCATAGT